TTCTTGCAATTCTGTCAGCTAACGGCAATGCTTCATTGTAAAGTTGTTGGCCGCCAATAATAAATACATGTTTACAAGGCCATTCTGTTTGTGAAGTAAGCAATGCTTCTTGCAAATTTTCACAATAATACAGATTTTCATCATTATCAGTTTGGTTTTCGGGTTTGGCAATAACAATGTTTATGCGATCTGGTAATGGTTTAACCGGCAATGATTCCCAAGTTACTCGCCCCATTACCACCACATGGTCTTTAGTAATTTGTCTAAACCGTTTTAAATCGCCTGGTGGTGGCACTAATGACCTGCCGTTATAAGCAAATAAGCCGTTTTCATCCGTACAAACAATGATGTTAATCATAACCCAAAACTCCATCCAATTAACTTACCAACAGCCAAGCCCGTCATTATTATGATGATGCAAAACATTGCATTAACTCTATCTTGTAGGTGTTCGATTAATTCACATGCTTGAATATATTCTTGTTGGGCGATTATCCAGTCGTTCCACAGGCTCCTAAACACTCGTTTATTTGTTTCATTCTCCTGTTCAACATCCTCATACCGAACAAACTCGCCTTGCTCTGATTCTTTCATGCGCCAAAAATGTTTTGTTGTGTATCTTTGCATATTACTTTCCTATATCGCGCAACCGCAACCACCAAACTCAATAGCTTCATCTGGGGTTACAGTATTAGTTTCTAAAAATTCTTCTCGGTATTCTTTTAAAGTTATAAATCTACGCTCACCTTTTATTTGCTTTTTTAAGAATGGGTATTGCTTGCCAATAGTGGCGTAGACTTCAGCTTCTTTAACCTCAAATTCTTTATACCGATCAGGATTAGCTTCATATAAGGCTTTGTAGTGACCTAACCCAGCTTTAACACAGAACCCCCCACAGTTGTTATGTCCTAATTTCCAGTCATACAAGCGTGGCCGTTTAATCCCAAATTGCTCCGAGTAATCTTTTGGGATAATTTTTCCTTCTTCTACTAATGTCGAGCGGTACACATAAGGGATCATCCGTTCTTGCACACCAGTTAAGCGGTGATGCTCTGAAAAATCAATACCTAAGTGCATTTCGGCTTCTTCTGGCTTATACGTTTGAGTGAACCACTTAATAAGTGGTTCGCGTTTCAACAATTTACTGCAAGGGTCTATTCGACTGTTTCCCATGTGCTTAACATCTTTAAACACTTCAAATGGTGTTCGACCATCGGTTAAAACCATCAGATCACAGTCTAAAAAAGCAACGGTTTCAAACATAAATCTATAAAGATCTTCATCCTCCATCTTGGTATCGGCAAATAACAAAAGCACATTATCTTTGCCATATTTATCAACACAACTTTTAGCTTCTGCAAAAGACCCCATGCCACCTGAAAAACTTACAACGTGTTTTTTATTTCCCATCACCAAACCTCCGTCCCTACTGTGTGTTTATTGTTAGCTTGCACTCGTCTTTTCCAGTTTTGATGCGATTCCCTGTTACTCACCACCGCTACAAATTTTCTGCGATTCAATCGCGCCTCTGATAGCACTATGCATAAAGTGCTGTTGGTTATTCTGTATTCTTTTCTAATCATTCGTTTTCTCCCTTAGCTTTAGCAATTGCCCGAAGTGCACCACCTAGTACACCTTTTTTGTCGGCGTAGTAACTCATGGGAAGCTCATCACCTGTATGTAGATTGGGTAGAACATTGATTAATGCTTGAAGCAACTCATCCCGTTGTGAAGCCTTTATTTGCAATTCTGTCAGCTTATTTTCTGGCACTGTAACTGTACTTATTTCACTCTCGTATGCTTCCGGTGGTGTGCAGGTATGTACCCAATCAGGGTTGCCTGATAATCGTTTTCCGCACCGTGGGCAGAAGTTAAACCTTACCGCTTGCTCTTGTGCATTACTCATCACTTAACACCTCATTCAACCATTGTTGTAACAATCCGGCTTGTTCGCGCACAGAATAACTTTGATCCATCATCTTACTTTTTGGTTTAGCATTAGAATGAAACGCTAAAAAATCAGCTTGCTTATTAAGCGATAAAATTTCAGCTTTGATTTCAACTAAACAGTCATTTTTAGCTTCTAAAATACGATCATGGATTCCAAGTGGCACATCATACTCACTCCAATAACTTGCGGATTGCTCTAGTTCTACAGCCAGTTTTAATATTTTTTTTGCAAATTCAATGCTCATAATGTCGGTAAATTGGTTTCGTGGGTTGCCATTAAATACACATCCAAAAGCGCAACCACTTGTTTATATTTTTCTGGAACAGCTTGACTTCCATCTGCCATTAATTGCAATTGTCGATGATGAATTCCAGTTACCTCAGAAACTTCTTTTAAGTTCCATCCAGATTTTTTTATTCCATCAAATAAAGCATCCCAATGCACGTTGGTTAATTTTTGTTTTGCTCGTCGTGGATACATTAATTTAGTCCATAAATTTCGTCTAAATGAACAATAACCCGTTTTGGCGAATTAAGCTTTGCTTTCTTTAGTTTTTGTTGACGTTTTGCCTGTTGGTCGCTTGGCAAAAAATCACCACGGATAAAGCGATTAATCATGGTGTCAGTAACAACGCGTTTTACAGGCTCAACTAATGGTTTTTGTTTTACTTTTGCTTTATTAGCATGTAATCCAGTTCGGTTATAGGCTCTAATGCTTTTCCCACCAGCCCGTATTTTTTGGCGGGTTTCGCTAATAATTTTTGCAACATCATTATTTTTTGCAAATTCAATTAACTCGTTTTTGTCGTAAAAATACGCGTTTTCTTTTTTAAATACAGGTTCTGGCAAACTTGCTGCTCGTCTTAATTGTCGAAATACAGAAAATTTTAAACCTAAAATTTCACACGCTTGTTCAGTTGATAAGTGCATTTACAAACTCCTCTAATTCATCCGCCATCTTTTGAAATTCGTTGGCTGATTTTAAAACTCGATTAACTTTTGTTTGTTTAACGCCGCTTGTGTACCAAGCGTTACCCTGTTCAATCATATTCTCGGCATGTGCCAATAAACTATTTCTCTCTAATCTAATTTCCTTTATTAAGTCTTTTTTTGCTTCTGCAATTCTGTCTTGTATGCCTATTGGCACATCATAATCAGACCAATAATGAGACGTTTGTTCTAGTTCATTTAGAACATTGACTGCTTTTCTAATGGCTTCAATCATTATCTTTTCTCTACAACAGGCTTTGCCAAATAAAACACATGGTTATCAATCACTCGCTCAACTTCACCATTTTGGCGAGGTTTTGCACCTGTGTTCCAACTATCTGACTTTTTAACCACTGCCGGAAATTTATCGAATAAAACCGCTTTAGCTAAGGCTTTATAGTAAGCAACAAGGCTTTTTTCAGGCTGGCGCTTGTGTACGCCATCAACGTGGCAGATATCGCTATATTGGTGATTAGCACGATTTTTTGTTGCTTGTCCTATAGCTACAGCACCAGCAACAGACTCGCCCCTAGCTTCACCATACATGATTTGGCTCAAACATTTAACATCATCTGCCTGCGCTTTATAAGCCGACAAACAAATAACTGGAATTAAAAAATAAAGACTTTTGTTGATCATAATTCTACCCAGCGATTCTGACAATCGTCGATAGCATTTTCAAATTTTGCTTCTTCGTTATCTTCTTCAATAGAAGCTATAACTGTGTCCAAAATAACGTCTAGCCAATCTTGGCCAATAATTTCCGTTACATCGTATCCATGTAACGAAACGGTATCTATATATATTTCGTCGTCTTCAAAGCCATACTCTACGACTAGCGGCACACCTTGGATGTCAATAATCATTTTTTTCTCCAAGTATAGTGAGTTAAACGCTTGGTATTTTCTAAGCTAGTGGCTTCTTCAGCGGCTTCATGCCATGCACCACAACAAACCAACAAGCCCAAACCAAAATAAGCCGCCATAGGCTGTTGGTACATCATGGCGCACCAAGCAGAACCCACTGCGGAAAAAAATAAAACCAAAATTATCAAAGCATCATAACGTTTCATTTTTTTATTCTCCGTATTTTTATTATGTGAAAAAAAGCGCCTGTTGCATCCCTGCGAATCCGCAGGGCAGGCGCTAATCAAAACCTGTCGCATGTTGCTAAAAAACCCCGACAGGCGGGCCGTGTTATCCAGCTTGCGGCTACTGGCTGCCAAGTTCAGCAACATTTACCCGTGTTGCTGATGTTATTTCGGGTTGATAGTGCAAAAACTGTTTTTTTGCTTTGCCGTGGCGTAAACTGGTACGTTTCCAGCAATACTTGGCTTTTTTAACCATCAAGTGATTGGTATTTGTTAACGCATATCAGGCTTAAGCCCCGCTAACTGGTTCTTAAAATACCAATCCTTCATAGTGCTTGTCTCTCCAAGCTGTCACCGATCTTCAAGCCACTCAATTTTAGTTCTGTTCGGTGGTGGCGATTACATTCCGCACCGTTTTTTTAGGTGCTTTGTGTTGGTTGATGGTTGCCAGTATTGATCTCTGGCTTACCTGTTATCCGAGACAGGCACGTTTCCTGAGCGTATCAACCTACGCATTAACCATCACGGCTGGCGACTATTCCGGTGCTAATCGACTCTCATGGTGTTCGTCTAGCTTACTAACCAATTCCTAGTGTCCGGTGCTTACGTTGTCTATAATCGCCATGCGTGATGGTGCTGGTTACGTTTATCCAGCGGCTGCGGCTTACGCCCGTAAGTACGACCGTCATCAAGGGGTACGAAAACCCCCGAAGCAAGATCACTATGTAAACTTGGATGACTCCGTACTCGCAGCTTTTATAACCCCAATCACTGCTAATCGGGTCGAGCGCCTTTTGTAAGGCACGGTTAAATACTAATCCTTTTTTAATTACTGTGCAACTTTTTTTTATCGCTCCAAAATAAAAAAGCTTCAAACGCTGCTTCATAACCCAACGCTACGCAAACAAAAGCACCTTCTTTTTTAGCCGCTAACAAATATTCTTGTTGCCCATCTTGCCATGATGATTTGGTGTGATCCTTGCGCTTTAGCTCGCAAATAAAAGCAGGACTGCCAGGAATAATAATATCCGGTGCGCCTTTTGTCATGCCTTCTGCTTTTTGCTTAGATACTTGGTTAAAACTGCGTTTACCCTCGTTTCTAATGTGTGTAGCAATCAAACCATAAGTATCAGGATATTCTCTGCGAATCTTAGCAAAAAACGTGACCGCCTCAACAGTTTCACACGCACAATCACCACGAAATTTAATATCACCATAAACAGGTATGTCAGGATGGAATTTCATCAGGTTCTTCGTTATATCCTATGATCTTGTAAAAGTTATCAACTTTCTTATAACTAATTGTTGATGGCGGAACACAGCCAGTTTCGGTATTTTCCATAAACCGATTGTATTCCCTTCGCATTCTCTCATTAAACCAAACTGAAAACGCTCGGTATTCTGTGACAAATTCAACTTTTAAACAAGGGTTACCAGCTCTGCTGAGTGTAGGCCATACCACCATTGATATGACTCGATCCGTTTGCAACCGTGTAGGATCTTTTTTTAATGCCTTAAAATCCGATGCAAGTTTCTCGTTCGGATCAATAATCTCGCCCTTGCACTCTTTACAATATCTGGCGGCAATATCATTTTCAGCTTCACAATGCGGGCATGGTTTAAACGTCCATCGTTCATCGCATTGTTCAAACTTTCCTGTTCTAGTTATGCTCCAGCCATTACAGCGCCTCCCCCAGTGTGCAGGCATTGCGCCAAATTCTGTTTCAATTTTATGGCCTTCAAGGTCTAAAAAATAACCGTCAATGCTGACCTGATAACCATCTTTATTTTCTTTGGCGGAAAACTCATTTTCTTGACCGCATTTTGGACAAATGCATTTAATAAAGCCCCCGCCACCCGATGACATTGAGGCTTCAATTTCTGGATTAAAAATATCACCATCTGGACAATGGCGTTCAATGTTTTCGGCGTAATCTAATACTAAACAATCGGCTTTGTTCGGCGCTAGACGCAAACCGCGCCCAATTATTTGTTGCAATAATGCTATTGACTCAGTTGCTCTTAAAATAGCAATAACATCAACGTGTGGCGCATCAAATCCTGTCGTTAATACCGACACGTTAACAAGATACTTAATCAACTTGGCTTTGAATTTGCAAAGAATATCTTCACGTTCAACAGGGGACGTTTCACCAGTAACAATAGCTGATAACTCTGGTGGCAAACTTGCCATGATTTCATTAGCATGTTGTACCGTAGCCGCAAAAAACATCACGCCTTGTCTGTTTCTTGATTGTGCCACAACATCACCAACAATCGCCGATGTTAATCTGCCGTGGCCATGATAAGCCTTGTCAACATCTGCCGCGCTAAACTGCCCCATCTTATTCGTTTGCATATTGATGGTGTCATAATGCTCGTTAATAGAACCAACAATCGGCTGCGTTAAAAAACCTTGGTCAATCAAGTTTTTCGCTTTTACTGTATAAACCCGCTGCATAAAGAATGGATCTTTTGCTTTGTTTTCACCGTGCGCTTTGCCGTTTTCATCTTGGTGATAAATATAGCCACTACCAAGGCGATAAGGCGTGGCTGACAAGCCTATTATTCTAAGATTTGGATTGTGATTTTCAATTGATCCAATAATATCTTTAACTGTTGGCGTTAGCCGATGCGCTTCGTCAATAACAATTGCACAAAACCGATTACCAAAACGATGTATTTTGTTTTTAATGCTGACTGGTGTACCAACCACCACAGAGTATCTAGTACAAGTTTCGCCCACGCTGGCGCTAAAAAGCGAACAATCATTGCCAGTTTCTCGGTACTTTTCAGCGTTTTGTTCTACCAACTCTTTTGATGGAACAATCACCAATATAGATTTGCCGTTGCTAATGGTGTGCAACGTGTTCGCAATTGCCGCGACAATATGACTTTTGCCGCTACCTGTTGGCAGTTCCAACAGGCATGGTTCGGTTGATTTTTTAACCCAATCTATTGCGGCATCGTGGGCTTCTTGTTGATACCAACGAAGCATCAGCTTAATTTCCAATACTCAGTTGGGTTACCTTTGTATGCAGACAAATCAGCATTAGGCGCTAGGTCTTTAATTGCCTTGGCATAAGATATTGATCCTTCACGCACAACTCTAGTCAGCTTATGACCATTGATGACGCTATCTTGTCCACCGCAAACCTGTACAAGTTCTTCTAACAAGCCTTTTTTCTGCGCTTCTAAATCTTTAATATCATTGCTAATTCTTTGATACTTAATCACCAACAGCTCGGCAATATCCGTTTGTTGTTCTGTATGCTTTGGCTCTAAATAATATTGTGCGTTTGGCTGTTCACGCTCAATCAAATATTTAGCATAAAAGTCACCTAATTTTGGCAAGTTTTCATCAAGCCATTCTTCATTTATTTCAACCCGTTCAAGTTTGTGAACACGCGACGACCATTGATAAAAGTCGCACCATTTTCTGTCTGTACAATAAAGCTGGAATTGGATTTGCGCGTAATAATGCGGCTGCTCATCAATTGATTTAAATTGCGGATCAATCTTATCTTTTAGACTGTAAGGGCATTTAATTTCAATCAATCCATCGTCATCTATTAAACCATCTGGTGACGCACCCAGTGCTGTACCTTTAGTATAAAAACCGCATAGCTCAACTTTGTTGTATTGCAATTCATAATCAGCTAACGCCAATGGCTCATGGTTTGTGCCGTAATTCGTAGCCGCATTGCCTTGAAATTCACGCTCTGCGCCGTGGTATTCACGCACCATCTGACGCATAACGTCCTTTGGCTTCATAAAGGGTGATAATCCAAGGATTGCGCCAACACTTGATGCGGTTATGCGATCTTTTCTGGCGGCAAACCATTCTGGCGTTCTTTGTTCTATGTTATGGTTTAGCATTTTATTCTCCTACCTCTGATGTTTAATTAACGGTTGCTGTCCTTCATCCAGCTCCCACGGGTACTTAGTGCCACAATCAATGCACCACTTCATTCGTAATGAGTAAAATAGCCCCATCCCGACCTTGCAATTAGGGCATAAATTTTTTGGGTTCATAATTTGAAATAGCGGTTTATTAGACCGCTATGTTTAATGGTCAATTAAAAAGGAATACCATCATCATCATCTATTTCAAATGCTGGTGTTGATGCTCTAGGTGCTGGTGCTTTAGCAACTTGCGCTGATGCTGGCGCTTTACCAGAGCGTGGCGCAACGGCTGAAACCCAGTTGCCTTTCCGGTCGTTCATTTCCCACTCCATCACTTTAATTAACATAGGTTTGTTGATCAGCGCTTTGGTTAAGGTCATATCCGTTGGTTCTTCACCAGCAGCAACCAATTTACCGCCAGCATTGGCATCAATAGCCGCCAACATTTTTTTGGCTTTATCCGCTTTCTTAGCATCAGCGTCATGCACACGAACTTTTTGAAATACTTTACGGTTTTTATATTGCGCCGGTTCAACCACTACCCATCTTAAATTGATGTATTCATCGCCTTGGTACTCAGCCCATCCAGCTTCATCAATCATCGCCAAGCATGTGGTATCGTTTGGAATAGTTGCGCCACCTGTATCGACTTCAAATTTGCCGTCAGTTGAAACGCTGGTGTTATCGCTTAGGTCAAAAAATGACATATTTCTTCCTTTTGTTAATAAAAATTTGTTTAAATTAGTCGCCGTTGCCGTAGCCGTAGCCGTCGCCGCTGCCGAAGCCGCTGCCGTCGCCGTAGCCGCCACCGCTGCCGTCGCCGTAGCCGCCACCGTGGCCGTCGCCGAAGCCGCTGCCGTCGCCGAAGCCGTAGCCGCTGCCGTCGCCGAAGCCGTAGCCGCTGCCGTCGCCGAAGCCGAAGCCGCTGCCGTCGCCGTAGCCGTGGCCGCTGCCGTTGCCGTTTATTATCGGTTTATTCAGCTTTGACATCTTTAGCGCTCTCAATTAATTCAATAGCAATGTTGGTGCATGGAATAATTTCTATTGCTTCAAGCCAAACCGAAGATACCGCTGGGCATATTTTACTTTTATCTTGCTTGATACCATATAAAGCTACGCCGCTTAAACTAATGGATGCAGCAGCCCACCATTGCCACATTCTTCTAGCATTTTTGACAATAACTTCATTTCCAGATTTTTGTTCAATTTCACCAAACCAAACACCTGCAAAATAAGTCCGAACAATACATTTCTTACCAATCATGGCATTTAAACCTATTTTTGTTTCTTGATTGTTTCCAAACATTGATGCTAATTGTATAGCCTCTCCAATTGTTAAATCATTGAGGTTTATACTCATTTTTTATTCTCCTAATAATGGAATGTATTGAATTAAAGGGTTTACATTTGGCGTTACGATAATATCTTCCGTAATGCCAAATCTGTTCTTGCTGATGTTGGCCGCAGTGGCGTATGTGACCAACAAACGAGTGCCATCGGACACGGCTTTTTTGCGTTCACCATCGCCTTGTGTAAACGTTTCTAACTTTATAAATCCGCATAAGTCCACGTTATCAATGTAATGACTTACGCTTTTTTTCTGCATCCGAATATTGTATCTGGTGTAGGGATCTTGGTCTGGTAACTCAATGGTTTCTGTTTCAGCATGAGCAATAAAAACAATGTTCATGTCTTTACGTTCGTTTAAAATGCCTGCCGCTTTGCGTACACGACCATGCAAGCTGGACAACATCTGAAATCCAGCACCGTAACCCCCTAAAGCTTGTGCAATGCTTTTCGGCTTTTTCGGATCAGTTTCTACAATGTAATTAACAAACAGCGTATCAAGCTGCGTGATAGAGTCAATCACCAATGTTTTATATTGATGATCTTCTTTAATCAATGCGGCTAATTGTTCCCACACATCTTCAGACGATGTAATGACAGGGAAAGCATCAGGTCTCGATTCAAGCGGAACAGCCTGTAATCCATCCTCTGCGCGAATAAATATAGGCTTCGGAAAAGTAGCGGCTAGACTGGTTTTACCTAAGCCAGCATCACCAGTGATTGTGCATATAACTGCACGGTCTTGGGGTTTTTCAATTGAGTCTAATAAACTCATGGTCTTACTCCTCCTCATTGGGGTTAAAATTTCTCTCTGGTTGTGCATTTTAATTATCTAAAATAGAATTGCAACACTTTGTAAAAAAAATAATTTGGAGCGACAAAAAATGATGATCTTGGAAGAAGTAATTGAGAAGTTAAAACCGATGAATCTATCAACGATTGCGCGGGAAACAAAGTTGCCATACATAACCGTTTGGAAGATAGCCAACAATGCTTATAAGAGCGTAGTGCCTTATGATGCTGTTAAGATTATTAGCGATTATTTGGAAAGCCTATGATTTACGAATTACAGGAGGTTATTCGTTCCGTTGGATTTGAGCCGCCGGAAAGCGTTATTGCTGGCAAGGTCAAACGATTTTCCACCAACGGCAAAAAGTCTGACAAATCTGGTTGGGTTTTCTTATTCCCCGATGGTGAAGGTGCATCGTTTGGTTGCTGGCGCACTGGTGAGGTTCACACATGGCAAGCCAAGCGCGACAAACCATTAGCACCTGATGAGCAAGAAGCAATGCGCCGTCAGTTTGAGGAAGCTAAAGCCAAAGCCAAGCAAGAGCTGGAAGAATCTTATAAATTGGCGGCAACTGAAGCCAAAGCCATTTATGAAACCGCGCGTCCGGCATTAGAACATGATTACCTGTCGTTAAAAGGTATTCGCCCTAATATGACAAGGATTTTTGGCGGAAAGTTAATCATTCCTGTTTATGGCCCTGACGGCAATCTGCAATCAATTCAGTCAATTTTCAGTGATGGCACAAAGCGTTTTCATGCTGGCGGCAAAATGCAAGGTGGTCATTGCTGGATCGGTGATCCAACACAATCATCGATCTTATTAGTGGCTGAAGGTTTCGCAACAGCAGACTCTTTAGCACAAGCCACAGGTTATGCGGTTTGCATCGCATTTAACGCTGGCAATCTCAAGCCTGTCACCGACATGATCCACCATCAATACAGTGACAAACGGATGATTATCTGCGCGGACAACGACAAACACGGCAAAGGCGCTGAAAAAGCACACGACACTGGCCATGAATACATCGTCTGTCCTATTGATGGTGACTTCAATGATATGGCTACCCTACAAGGCTTAGACGCAGTTGCCAAAGCAATTAATGGCGTACCCACACCAAAAGGCTTGCTTATATCAGTTGCCGACATGATGGCGGCTGTTAAAAAACCTGACTGGCTGATTAAGAACATTATTGAACGTGGCAGTATGAATCTCCTGTTTGGTGATTCAGGCGCGGGTAAATCTTTATTTGCTTTAGACTGGGCTTTTTGCATCGGCAATGGCATCAACTGGCATAACCACAAAGTAAAGCAAGCAGCGCAAGTTATTTACATCGCAGGTGAAGGGCATCGAGGCTTGACGTTACGAATGAAAGCCTTGTCTCAAAAATATAACGAGCAACCTGAAAATATCTTTTTCAGCCAGCGATCAGTCAACCTTTTAGATGAAGCCGAAGCCTTAGCCATTACTAAGATTGTTGATGACATGAGCATTAATCCATCCATTATCTTTATTGATACTTTGCATCGAAACATGATTGGCGACGAAAACAAATCGGACGACATGGCAAAATTTCTTAAATGCATAGAGTTGTTAATTAGCAAAACAGGCTGTGCTGTCATGTTGGTTCACCATAGCGGGCATGGTGACAAAACCCGCGCTAGAGGCAGCAGTGCAATCAAAGCCGCTATGGATGCTGAATTTTGCGTTAGTAAAGAAGGCATGACTTCAATTATGACCTGCACCAAGTCGAAAGACTTTGACGCAGGACAAGACATTCGTTTTGGCATTTTACCTGTTGAGCTTGAAGGCGATCTTTATTATGACGACGATGAGCAAAAACAAATCACCAGTGTTTATTTGGAATACATCGGCTCGGCTGAAAAAGAATTTGAATTGAAAGGCAATGACAAGATCGTCCTAGATAGTATTGATGCGGCTGTAAAAGAACACGGTGAAAGCGGTAAAGGAAAAACTATTCTTGGTGAAAACGAAACCGTTGTGAGTTTAGACCTTATTAAAGCGTATGTATTTGAAACCATCAACGATAAAAATAGATGGCGAAAAATGGAAGCCGCTTTGAAGTCATTGGTGAAACAAGGCTTGATTATGCAGGATGGTAACTATGTATGGATTACCTCACTTTAAAACCTCAGTGAGGTAATAGTGAGGTGAGGTAGTGAGGTTTGGCCTTCATTAACCACCTCACCTCACCTCACCCCCCTTTAAAGGGGTGAGGGGTGAGGTTGTGAGGCTGAGGTAAAAATTGAGTGACACTGTTTTGGTTTTTGTTATAATTTTTACAAGCTGTAGGAAGCTTACAAAAGAAAGATTAAACAAAAACCGTTTCCTTTGCTGAAGCCTAAATCTTTCAGGCTAATTCCTACCAGCAATCGAAACGGTTTTTTTTTATATGAGGAACCAGGAAATGATTAAAGACAAAAGAAGCGCACAAGATGCTGTGTATGATGTGCTAGCTACACTTAAAGGCGGGATTGCTTTGACATCAAAAGAAATCTATAACGAACTTGAACCCGCAGACCAAGGTTTGTTTGTTGGTGGGGTTGACGGGGTAATGAAGTCAATTAACAAGTTACACACAAGAGGCTTGGTGGTAAATGGTAATTCCGAAGTGTTCAATGGGCGGATGGTTAAAACATGGCGGCTAAAAGATGAAGTTTCCACCA